CATAAAGTGGATACAGCCGCAATCTTCATACCCATGTCATATAATGTTTTGGATAGCTTAAGTCTTTCACAATTCATATCACGTATAGTGGATCCTGCTGAAATACCCAGAATCTGTGTTTGAACTGCTCCTGCTACACCAACTGTACATAAATCAGTGTTTGAGTTGTTCATAGCTGGAATAATAGCCGATGAAGGTGGAGATTTTAGAGTCGTTGTGGAGTCTATCGTACTTTTAGTAGTGGAATCAGTGATTATGGTCTGTGCATTTACGGTGCCAAGATACATAAATGATAAAACAATCAACACAAATTTTTTCATTTGTACCTCAATTCTGTTGTTTTCTTAAACGAAATATGATAAAATATCTAATAACTTCTTATATTTATGAATAAAGACTCTTTTATGATACCGAACCTTATGATTTTTGATAACTTCTATTCTAATGCTAAAGGAGTCAGAGATTACGCACTATCTTTACCTTTCACAATTTTCGGTAATTATCCAGGTATTAGAACAGATATTATGCGGGGAGAGCATAACACTAACGCCAAAACGATGTTTGAAGATATTTTACGTAAGAAAATCACTTGGTGGCCAGAACAATACAATACAGCATTCCAGTACACAACTGCTAATGATAAAACATGGATACACCATGATCCTACGAATTGGGCGGCTGTTTTATACCTAACACCTGATGCACCACTTGAAGCCGGAACTGCAATCTACCGGAATAAAGAGTCTAAGATTTCAATGTATGATCCGACAATACCATCAACGGAATACAACAACAATACGGAAGAAATAACTAACATGGACAAATGGGAACCAATCGTTCAAGTGTCCAACATCTTCAATAGATTGGTAATGTATCGAGGTGAATATTACCACAGAAGTATGTTGCCAGGGTTTGGTGATTCAGTGTATAATGGACGTTTATTCCAGACATTCTTTTTCAACACAGAGGTATAATTATGAATATTCAAGGTATTAAATTGGTAACAGGTGAGGAAATTATCGCTGATGTTTCTGTAAATCAACAAGGGCAATTGCAACTTAAAAATCCAGTACAGTTGCGTATGGTGCCACCAAAAGTTGCCGGTGCTTCACCTCAGATGGGTTTTGTTCCTTTCCCAGCTTTCTCTCAACAAAAACAAGGTGAAATTATTCTTGTAGAACCGCTACATGTAGTGTATAATTACACACCAGCATCAGACATTTCGGACAACTACAATCAGATGTTTGGCTCTGGTATCATCACTCCACCAACTCAAATCATCACCGGTTAATGGCTCTTTTCTATACAAACGTACAAGCTGTTGGTAGCAACATTCTTTATCGTGGCGTTACTGACGGTAAAAGAACAAAGCTAAAGATTCCATACCAGCCAACACTCTATGAAAAGTCGAGCAAAGTTACAAATTACACATCACTAGATGGTGTGTATCTTCAACCACATAAATTTGGAACGATGCGTGATGCACGTGACTATCTACGCCAGTTCGAAGGTGTATCCGGTAAAACAATCTATGGTCAAAATCGTTTTGAATACGCATTCATAGGTGAACAGCACAAAGAAATGATTGATTGGGACTTTGATAAAGTCTCTATTGCAATTGTCGATATTGAGGTTGGTTCAGAGAACGGCTTCCCTGATCCATATCTGGCCAATGAACCAGTTACTGCTATTGCCCTCCGTTTTATCGGCGGGCATATGTTCGTTTTCGGCTGTGGTGATTATGAGGTCAAGGGTACTGAACGATACATGAAGTGCAAAGACGAATATCACTTGCTCAAGTTTTTTCTTAAACTCTGGCAAGAGAAATGTCCTGATGCTCTGACTGGCTGGAACACCAAGTTCTTTGACGTACCATATCTTGTGAATCGTATGCGTAAGGTTCTCGGTGAAGATGAGGCTAAGAAGTTGTCTCCGTGGAACATCATCTCTGAACGCCAAGCATTTGTTATGAACCGTAAAATGACGGTGTATGAACTTGTTGGTGTTGGTGACCTTGACTATCTTGAACTGTATAAATGGTATTCACCGAACGGCAAGTCACAAGAATCTTACCGTTTGGATGCAATCGCACAATTCGAACTCGGTGAAGGTAAAATCTCATATGAAGAATATGAGAACCTGCACCAACTTTATAGGTTGAATTACCAACTCTTTATTGAATACAACATCAAAGACGTTGACTTGATTTTAAAACTAGAAGATAAACTCAAGTTGATTGAACTTGCACTTACTCTGGCTTATGATACGAAGACCAACTATGATGATGTTTTTGCACAGACACGTATGTGGGATGCTCTGACTTACAACAACTTGATGAATCAGAATATTGTGGTTCCTCCACGTATTGTGAAAGAAAAGAGTGAAGCGTTTGAGGGTGCTTATGTTAAAGAACCCCAAGTTGGTCTTCACAATTGGGTTGCATCGTTTGACCTGAACTCATTGTATCCGCATTTGATGATGCAATACAATATCTCACCTGAAACTCTCATTGAGCCTGCAAATTACACACAAGAAATGCGTGACATTCTCTCGCAAGGTGTTTCCGTTGATAAACTTCTGAAAAAAGAAATTGACTTGTCTGCTCTCGAAAATGTAACAATCACTCCGAATGGTCAATTCTTCCGTACCGATATACAAGGCTTCTTACCTAAAATGATGGAAGATATGTATGAGGATCGTAAGAAGTTCAAAAAGATGATGATTCAAGCTAAGAAAGACTATGAGGCTGAAAAAGATGATACTAAGAAATATGACATTGAGAAACGTATCGCCAGATACAACAACCTACAGTTGGCAAAAAAAGTATCCCTTAATAGTGCTTATGGTGCTTTGGGTTCCCAATATTTTCGGTTTTATGATTTACGTATGGCCTTGGGTGTCACCACTGCTGGCCAGTTTTCTATTCGTTGGATTGAAGCAAAGCTGAATCTGTATGTAAATAAAATTATGAAAACGGAGAATAAAGATTATGTCATTGCATCGGATACTGACTCTATCTATCTCAACCTTGGACCTCTGGTTAAATCTGCGATGGGGGACAGAACTGTCGATATTGACAGGACGATATCCTTCATGGATAAAATTTGTGAGGCTAAAATTGAGCCATACATTGACGCTTCTTATAACGAACTTGCTAATTATGTTAAAGCATATGCACAAAAGATGCAAATGAAACGTGAAGCGTTGGCCAATAAAGGTATCTGGACTGCAAAGAAACGTTACATCATGCACGTGTATAACAATGAAGGTGTTCAGTATACCGAACCAGACATGAAGGTCATGGGTCTTGAAATGATTAAGTCTTCCACTCCCACACCCGTGCGTGAGAAGATGAAACAAGCACTTCAGATTATGATGAAGGGTACCGAAGCTGACATGCACATATTCATCGATACTTTCCGAACTGAATTCAAGAAGCTGAATGTAGAAGATATTTCTTTTCCACGTGGCATCAATGGTCTGAAAGAGTACGGAAACAAGACTACCATATATTCAAAAGGTACACCAATCCACGTGAGAGGTGCATTGCTATATAATAAGTACCTTGAAGAAAAAGGCCTATCTAAGAAGTATCCGTTGATTCAAGAAGGTGAGAAGATTAAATTCACTTATCTAAAAACACCAAACATATTTAAAGAAAATGTAGTATCATTTCCAGGAAGATTACCTCCCGAATTTGGTCTTCAAGATTGCATCGACTACAACATGCAATTCGACAAAACATTTCTAGAGCCAATCAAAGTCATTCTTGATTGTATGGACTGGACAACGGAACGAACAAACTCACTATTCGATTAAAGGAAAAATTATGAGCATTTTGGACAAAATTAAAAAGAACAGTTCTATCAAAGACTCAGCCATTCTGGCAAAATCAAAATTCTTTTTAGACAAAGATATGATTTCCACATCCGTACCGATTGTCAACGTTGCGTTGTCTGGTAAATTGGATGGTGGTTTAACACCAGGTCTTACAATGTGGGCCGGCCCATCAAAACACTTTAAGACTGCATTCTCACTATTGATGGCCAAATCTTACTTGGACAAATACCCCGATGCCGCACTTCTTTTTTATGATTCTGAATTTGGTACTCCGCAGAGTTATTTTGATAGTTTTGGTATTGACACCAATCGTGTTCTCCATACACCACTTACTGACATTGAACAATTGAAGTTTGATATCATGCAACAGTTAACCAATCTTGAGAGAACAGACAAACTGATTATCATCATTGATTCAATTGGTAATCTTGCATCAAAGAAAGAAGTTGACGATGCACTTGAAGGTAAATCTGTTGCTGATATGTCACGTGCAAAACAAGTGAAGTCTTTGTTCCGTATGGTAACTCCACACTTGTCGCTCAAAGATATTCCGATGGTTGTTGTGAATCACACATACAAAGAACTTGGTTTGTATCCAAAGGATATTGTTGGTGGTGGCACAGGTTCTTACTATTCTGCCGATAACATCTTTATCATTGGTCGTCAGCAAGAAAAAGAAGGCACTGAGGTTGTCGGTTATAATTTTATTATTAACGTAGAAAAGAGTAGATATGTTAAAGAAAAATCTAAAATCCCTGTGTCTGTATCTTTTGACGGTGGCATTAGCCGTTGGTCAGGCTTACTTGATATTGCGCTGGAATCCGGACATGTCATCAAACCCTCAAACGGGTGGTATAGCAAAGTGGATGTATCCACCGGCGAAGTAGAAGAAAAGAAGTATCGTATCAAAGATACGGACACTAAAGACTTTTGGGCACCAATTCTAAAAACACAATCCTTCCAACAGTTCATTGAGAACAAATACCGTGTTGCGGCAGGAGAAATCATTCAAAAAGAAATTGAGGTAGAAGATGAACCAGTATAAAGAAGGTGTTGATTTTAACTATGTAATTCCCGAATCGGAAGAAACTACAGTCGGCATCAAACTGCTGTCGGGAAAATACATTGATACCGTTTATCAATATGGTAAAGTGAAATTTGAGGAGGAGAAAGATGGTGCCATCTATCTTCAATTCATGTATAATGTATTAGAGTCTCCGTTACAAAAAGAAGAACTTGAAACTGACATGAATTTCAAGAATCACATTGGTGATATTTTGGTTAGTATCATGTCACAGAATATAGATAAAGGAATTATTGATGAAGTTGGAACAGACTATTCTGAGGAACCTGATACAAAATGAAGACTATTTGCGGAAGGCTTTGCCCTTCCTCAAAGATGAATATTTCACAGATAGAAGTGAAAAGGTAATTTATGACGAAATCTTATCGTTTACAAATGCTTACAATAGTACACCATCAGTTGAAGCGATTACATTGGCCATCAAAGAGAGGCGTAATCTCACAAATGAAGAAGTGGAGAAGTGCGAAACTTATCTACAAGAAATTGAACAATCTTCAAAGACGGAACAAAAAACTGATAACAGTTGGCTCATCGACAAAACTGAAAAGTTCTGCCAGGAAAAAGCCATTTATAATGCAGTCTTAAATTCCATTTCCATACTTGATGGTAAAGATAAGACCAATGACAAAGGTGTAATTCCTAAAATTCTATCCGATGCACTTGCAGTAAGTTTCGATAACTCGGTTGGTCACGATTATTTGGAAGATTCCGATGGTCGTTATGAATTCTACCACAGAACAGAAGAACGAATTCCGTTCGACCTTGACTACTTCAACAAAATCACGAAGGGTGGTCTACCTAAGAAAACCCTTAATATCGCCTTGGCTGGCACTGGTGTCGGTAAATCTCTTTTTATGTGTCATGTCGCCGCTGGTGCTATGTCACAAGGTAAGAACGTATTGTATATCACAATGGAAATGGCAGAAGAAAAGATTGCAGAACGTATTGATGCAAACTTACTGAACGTTTCTATTGATGATTTGATTCAACTTCCTAAAGACCTGTACGATAAAAAGGTTAAGCGTGTCAAAGAGATGACCACAGGTAAATTAATTATTAAAGAATATCCAACAGCATCTGCTTCAGCAACACATTTTAGAACCTTGTTAAATGAACTTAACCTTAAAAAATCTTTTGTACCTGATATTATCTTCATTGATTATCTTAATATTTGTTGTTCATCTAGGATTAAGGCAGGTGCAAACATCAACTCCTACACTTATGTTAAATCCATTGCAGAAGAATTGCGAGGACTTGCCGTTGAATTCGGAGTCCCAATTGTATCTGCTACACAAACAACACGGTCCGGTTTTACTTCATCCGACCCCGGACTCGAAGATACAAGTGAAAGTTTTGGTTTGCCAGCAACCGCAGACTTGATGTTTGCTCTCATTTCTTCAGAAGAACTTGAAGCACTCGGTCAGATTATGGTGAAACAGTTGAAGAATAGATATTCTGATCCATCAAAATTCAAAAGATTCGTTCTCGGTGTTGACAGGTCTAAGATGAAACTGTATGATGTGGAACAGGATGCACAATCTGGTCTAGCTGATGCTGGACACAATCCAGTTGCAAAACCTCAACAGAATGGCAACTTCAAGAAGAAAGATTTCGGAGGATTTAAAGTATAAATACTTCCTTTTGAGGGAGTGTATTATGGCCGCATCAGAAGGTGTAGATTTGGAATTTTGTATTGTAGAAAAGATACAAATTAGGAATAACAAAATAACCAAGTTTAGTAGAAATTATTCTGACAAAATCTTAAAGCAGGCTGACCAATGTGTATCTCATGTTATGACTTTTGCAGGAAGAAATACTGTTGAGGCTTGGCACTCGGATGACAGAACAAGTCCGCTTGGATCTATCTCAGCTAATCCTGAACCAAAGACTGATGTTGTTTTTAAGATAGGTAATAAATTGCACACAACTTCTATTAAGATGGCCGGTCCAGTTCAATTGGCCTCAGGTCAGGGAGCATCTACTGCTGAACTTTTTGAAGCCGCAGCCAAGCATATTCCTAATCGAACAAAAAGTAAAGTGTTGGAATCAATTATAACAGAATTGAGAACAATGCCTACCCGATTATTGTCAGAAAGTAATTTACCTAGAATTAAACAAGAGGCCTCTCCAAAGGTAATTTCCGAATTTATTAAAGAAGGTAAAATCATTAAAGATAAGAACTACGAATACTGGTTAGCAAATAATAAGGCACGGCTAATGGAATCATTACTAAAGTTTATTGATGATGATGTAGATTTCACTACAGCATTATTATATGAATCTATGACAGGTGAACTGTCATTAAAAAAATATCCTGGAGCAGTAGCGGATAGTATATTAAGTCCAAAGGGATTTTATGAAATAGATGGTCGATACGTGGATTCAATAAAAAATAAAGTAAAGTTTGATATTCGAGGAAAATCTAGGTCCGGAATTACAGGGCTTGCATTTCGAATAGATTTAAAATAATATAGAAATATGCCACTAGACAAAGACACACAAAAAATACTCAGTGAGTATGACGATGATTTTGATTTCGGCTTCACCGCTACCGATGAAGAAGAATATAATTCTCTCATTTCACAAAAACAAGATACTGTAGAACAATATAAGGCTAGACTAGCCGAAGCTGAAAAACTT